AGATTGTCGAATACTTTAGTTTGTTCCATCCATTGAAAGTGTCCACCTTCGTATTCATCAGGACATGATAATTGAATTGATGCAGATAGTTTTCTTATTTTACCCCATGCATATGGTTCAGAACCACAATCAGTATGCCATGTATAGAAATCTCCAGTAGGTCTATCCTCTTGAGCTTCATAAACTGTATACTGCCAGTTTTCCATTTGATCGACCTCGTAGTTCCATCCACTCATTTGATTAGCTTGAATGATACCATCAAATATCTTTCGTTTTAAATCTTCTTTGAATTTAGGGTCATCATGATATATCCACTTGTTAGTAGATTGTCTAACACTATTATCTACATTACCTGATTTATTATCTCTTGCTTTCTGAGAATCAGAATCTTTACCATCGAACCCAAGGGCCCCTTCCTGTATGGGAAGACTCCTTGCATATCCGTGAAGGTATTCTACCTCAGTAGGATTAAGAAATTCTGATAGAACACAACAGTAATTATTGTAGACCATTATGAACCCGCCATGAACTTACGCCAATCAATAGTATTCTTGATAGTTTGATGTCTCCATGTAATGTTTTCCATACATCTTTTTAAGAAATCAATTGTTATCTGTGCATACTCAGTTTGTGCGTTTAACTTTTGTAAGTCTTGATCTGCATTAAAGAATATTTGCATATCATTCTTCATGATCTTTAGACTATCAAACGGGTCATCATCCCATCCTAGTTCTTTGATACGACCTTCATCCATCTTACCATTAAACCACAACCATTTATCTTTCAATAGCATGGAGTATTTAAGTTGGATATTCTTATGCCTGATTACTGCATCAGTTAAGAGTTCGGAGTATTTTGCGTGGAGTTTAGGAACTTCTAATGATGACTTATCTAGTTCGATATCATCAATTTCACAATCCTTTTTCCACTCTTCTTTTAATTCATCGAGAGTCATAATATACCTATTATACCATATTTATGGTACTTTAGGAAGTGGATTTTATTTCATAGTATGTGAACCTAAATTCTACAGTTGCAATTACGGGTTCACCGTCTGCCCCTGATTCCATCTCAATCCCACTTAGTGATATAGGGAATGCATCATGGAACCTAAAGAATTTATTAGGTATGTTTTTATTAGTGTTTGTAATTAGAGTTATGTCTGAGTATTGATTCATATCATTATCAATTGCAGATTGAGAACCAGTTGCAGTCTTGACTGACTGAACATAAGCTGCATATGCATTTGGGTCTGATACTGGAACAATAGAATCCATCCAATCAAATATCTCTTTAAAGTTTCCTAGGTCTTCATCTACTAAGAAACCGATACTGAGAGTATCGAAAGAAACCTTATCGCCTGGGAAGAATGCATCTAAACCGATTCCAGCAGGTGCAACCGTTTCAGTGAATTGTACGCCTGGGATATTTACAGTCTTTACAAAGAACTCTACAGTAGGTACTTTGTCGATAAGAAGTCTAAAATTATTCTTACCTAAAAGAGACTTATTGATTATTGGGTCAGCCATTAACTTTAATTATCCTTTTGGATGTGGATTGATCGTGGTAGTCACCGTCTCTATATTCTCTTGTTACACTCTTTTCACAAAGATAACCGTCTTGAATATAGGTAGTGGTAATCACCCTACTTAATACATCGTGTGTTTCAACACCACTTGGAAATGCAAGTCTCTCAAATGGGCCTTCACTGATTGTTATATTTTTATCAAATTCTTTCATATTACTATTTATTGAATTGGGACACCGAAGTGTCCCAAAATGTTTACTTCTCGTTCACAAACTCATTCAACTGTCTTGCAGTTGCAATAACTTGCTCTGTAGACAGAAATTGGTCACCCAAAGGTTTCTTATCATTAGGGAATGAATCATTGTGTTGAATGACAGTATCATTAGCCCTGTAGATATTACCTTCCAGTAATCCTTGTGCTTGTGAGAGTAGATCGGCTCGGATTTCGAACCCTGATTTTGGTTGTTGTGACATATTACCTCCTGTGTGTATGTGTGTTATGTCTTGTACTTTATTGTACCTTATATTTAGGGCTAAAAAAAAGGTCTCCTAAGAGACCTTTTTAATCGAAACGAAATTCGTTTACAGAATGTTGGACACTGCCATTTTTCTGTAGTAGAAGTTTGTTCCAGCAGATGCAAGACCATCAGAAGGTGTAGAACCTACGAATGGGTTAGATACCATTCCGTATCTAGTTTTGAATCCGATTTTTGGTTGGAAAGTATTCTCGCCAACTGCTCTCACCATTTGAAGTGGAACATATGGGCAATAGAACATACCAGCGTCATAAGGGTTAGACCCTCTGTAACCGACAGTCATGTAATCAACACCAGCATATGGGTCGATGTACACTTTAACTCTTCCGTTAAGAACACCAGCAAAAGTATTACCAGTATCATCAACATTGATGTCAGTGTTTAACGCAGGTGTGTAATCCAATACACCAGCCATTGAAAGAGCAGATGCAACATCACTAGAACAAAGGATAAAGTTACCTTTACCTCTTCTTGTTTCTTGTGCTATTGTGTTTGCTTCTCTTTCGATTTGGAACAATAGACCTTTGAATTTCTCAACAGACCATCTACCGTTTGCATCAACATCTAAGTTGAATGTACCAGCACTTGCTGTGTCAGCTGCACCAGTTTTGGCTTGAAGGTTGACATTTCTGACAACTTCTCTGTTGATTTCAGCAAGAATCTCACTTGACAAAATATTTGCAAGTTCTGATTCTGCATCAAGACCGTGGATTGCTTTGAGGTCTTGTGCTAATTCTAAAGTGTACTCTGCTTTGAGTGCTCTTGACTTTGCAGTAACAGTTGCTTTCTCAATTGTGAAAGACATCTGTGCAAAATGGTTACCCGCTGCATCACCTAGGCTTTCTGCAGATGCAGTTGCCATTCCAGCACCAGTAGTTGATGCATAAGAAGGTGAAGAAGTATCGAATGGGTCACCGATTGGGTCTGAACCCACTGGGCCTGCTGTAGGGTCTGCACTACCTGAGTAGTCTGATCTAGCTTCACCGAATAGTGCTTCACTATTGTTGAGTCTAGTTTCAGTTGGGTAGTCATTGTATCTTGCTTTCATAGCAAAGATAAGACCTGTAGGGCCTGTCATTGGTTGAACACCGCAAATGTCGTATGCAACGAGATTTGGCATAGCTCGTCTCACTAATGAGATCAAAATTGGATCCCAGTTGGAGATTCCGCTACCAGTAGAGTTTAAAGGTGCAGCTTCCTCAAGAGCAGCTCTATCTTCGTTTAGTGCTTTCTCTTGGTTTTCGAGTATTACTGCAGTGACAGCTTTCTTGTAGTTGTCTTCGATCTTTGGTAGATCGGAGTGCTCTAGAATTGGCTCCCACTTCTCTTGTAAGTTTTCTGATAAAAACATGAGTTTATACCCCTTAAATTAACCTAATGGTTTTAGTTTAGTTAATGCCTCTGAATATCTAGCGATTGAAGGGTCTAGAACTTTCTCTGCTTTTTCAACTTCGAAATCTCCGTTTCCTTCTTCACTGATTGTTTCTTCAGCAATGCTTTCACTATCTACACCGAAGTATGCTTCTTTGATTTCTGCAACTTTCTCTTCGAAATCTGCTTCGTCTGTGAAGTCTACACCGTTTGATAATGAAATCATTTTCTCTGTTTGTGATTCAGACAAGTCTTCACATGCCTTTGTCACAACATTTTGTCTTTTAAGACTGCCTAACTCTTCTGAAATTTCCATATTCTTGGATACTTCTGAATCAAGTTTTGCTTCCATCTCATCAAGACGATTTGCGAGTTCGTCCATAACATCGTACTTGTCTTCGGGTACTTCAACATAATGTTCTACGAACAATGTTTTAAGTCCTGAAATAAAGTTTTCAGTCATTTCTGATCTCAAACCCCTTTCTATTGCAAGTTCGTTTTCTTTCGTCCACTCTTCAGCACAATATGTTAGATACTTGTCTACAGAAGAAGTTAATTCTTCCTTAACAGTTTCTACTTGGGATTTTAATTCTGTTTGATAATGTTCTTCAAGTTCTGCTTTTGCTTCTTCAACTTTTGAGTTGATTGCAGCCTTAAAGATAGTTCTTGCTTTCTCAGCATTTTCTTCTGATAAATCAAGTGATTCTGAGATTTTTGATAGGTCGTCATCTATTTCAATCTCGACTAATGAAGATTCTACTGCAGCTGATTCTTTGACGGATTCTTCTTTCTCGTCTTCATCCTCGTCTTCCTCATCATCTTCTTCTTCATCCTCATAACCCATTTCTTTAACGAGTTTTGCGACTTCTTCTAAAGATAACGCCTTTAACGCTTCTACAATATTTCTAGCAACTTCTGCTTTAGTCAAGGATTCATCGACCTCGTCTTCTGACAATGAAGCGAACATTTTGTTCAACTCTTCTTTGTTCAGACCTTTCATACTGTCGACTGCAGCCTTGATAAGTTCCATTTTAGACGCACCCTTTTCAACGATAGCCTCTTCTGTGGACTCTTCATCTTCTTTAATTTTTTCTGCTTTGCTGTCACCTTTCTCTGCACCTTTATTAACATCATCTGATACTGGTTTAGTACCGTCAGATGCTTTCTTTGCAGCTGCTACAGCCTTGTCAACAGGATTTTCTTCGGGTTTGACGACTTCAGCTTTTCCTGATTCTATTTTTTCCTCAGAGCTGGAACCTTGCTTGATAGCAGATTTGTCACCTTTTTCGGCACCTTTTGTAGGTTCTTCCACGATAGAAGAAACCTCAGAGGTGTTCTCTACTTGGTTTTCTAAATCTGACATAAATTTCTCCTGTTTAAAGATTACTTTTTTATTTATATGTTACAGGTTCCCAACGAACCTTTTCCATAGTTTCAATTTGGTTTCTTCAAGTTGATTTAGTCTAGCAGTCCTCATTTCCGACTGCATTTCCTCTATATCTCTTGCTTTCAAGATACCACTCTCATATACCCACTCTGTTCCTTCCATTATACCATTTACAAATGCTTCAGGAGCAGAAGGGTCTGCTACGATATCACCTGCTGTTGCAAGTTGAAAATCGTCTTTAACATACTGTGCGTTTCCTTTGGATTCTAGTGAACCTAGTCCCCTTGAAGAAACACCTAGCTTTGCACCATCATCAATCAAGTTTTTAACTATCTGTCCGTTTGGTGTTGATAAAATCTTTGCTCGTCCCACGAAATTGTTACCATCTTCTTCTAGTTTGGTAATCATGTGAGACACTTTGTCTAAATTAATCGTTGGCCCTTCGGGGTGTCCTAACTCACCGAATGCACGATCTTGTTCTACGAATTCTTTGTTATACCTTTTTACTTCTTTCTGTATAACTTCTTTTGGGTATATCCTACCGTTACGATTTTTAATTTCGGATTGCATAAAGATACCTTCGATGAAGTAATCTTTCTTACCATCTTCTTTGCCCTCTACTATTACGGGGCTTACACTGTAGTCGTTAAATTCCGATATTAATTTCATTTACTAATTCCTCTATTGATATACCTTCTTCGGACATGTCTTTTAACATTTTCTTCACTGACTGCATACCAATTTTTAGGGACTCCTCATCTGAAAAAGTTTCTTGTATATCTTGTCCGTTTAGAAATACAGTTATACCTTCTTCACATTCGGTGTATATTATATTTATAGTTTCTTCACCGAATATTAGCTTTTCCCTTTTGATGACCTCATGACCTTCGGGACAATTAAACTTTGCCTCGTGAAGTTCCTGAGCTACATCGGAGAATGTTTTCACTTCTCTACTTCACCTTCTGAGTTATCACCCATCCAGTTCACTGACTTTTCAACTCTTTTCATATCAACTGTTTCTGCAGCTTTGTTCTTGATACCATCAAATACACTTTGTTTGGCCTGTTCAAGTTTACCTGCTTCTATTTCGTCAACAATCTTTCTTGCATCACTCATGGTTAAAATCCTCCAAATCCATCATCTTCTTCTCCACCTTCCTCATCAGCACCCTCATCTTTTATCTGAGCATCGATGATTTTGATGTCCTCTTCTGTTTGTCTTAGTACATACTTTCTAATGTATTCGTTAGAATAGTATTTACCAACATAATCAGAAATAGTTCCAAGGGTATCTAATCTCTCCCTTAGAATCTCTGCATCCTTCAACTCTGTAAAGTGGTTGTCAGTTGCAAATTCATACTGAATGAAGTCTTTAACCTTGTCAAATTCTTCTCCAGTTACGATCTCCTTAAGAACTAAATGAGTCTTAAGAATATCTGTAAAAACTCTTCCAAACTTCTTTTGAAGTCTGTTTGTGAACTTATTAAATTTAAGTTCGTCTCTTGAGATTTCTGATGCACGACCCATGTTAAATCCATTGTCTGCTTCTAATCTCGTTGCAGGCACATTTAGTGACTGATATAACTTCTTCTTGAAGTATTCTATATCGTCTATGTCTGCAAGGTTTTGACCGCCTGGAAGTGTAGTTATCTCTGTTCCTCTACCACCTTCTCTTCTAGGTAACCAAAAGTCTTCTAACATCGACATGTGTTTACGATCATCCTTGATCTCACCTGTCTCTGCGTTATACACTAATTTATTTCTATATTTGTGCATAACATCGGCAAGGTATTGTTCTGCCTTTGCCTTTGGAAGGTTACCTACATCAATGTAGAATATCCTTCTTTCAGGAGCTCTTGAAATCCTATAGATAACAAGGGCATCCTCCATCATTGCTAACTGATTTGCAGTCTTCAATGCTTTGTGAAGATATCCGATTACAACATTTCTACTGTAATCTAATAATCCACTGGTAGTGTATGTAACTGCCTCAGGGGCAATTCTTACAACATTACCATCTGTTGATGAAGACTTATCGAATCCTTTATCATTAAACATGTAAAATTCTTCGATCTTTGAAACCCTTTCGACTTTAGTCTTTGGGTCTTTTTCCTTCTCAACATTCCTGACCTTCTTAATTTTAAGTGGGTCAACATTTCTTAAGTCGACAACACCTAACTTAGGTCTTTTGCTGTCTACGACCTTATGGAAGTAAATTCTTCCATCAACATACCACTTTCTGAATA